TAAACTTGAAAACGAAAGAGTTGCAAAACTTATAGGTATCAACAAATCGGCAAGGTCAACAACCGTTAAACCATCAGGGACATCATCATTGGTGTTGGGAACTTCTTCAGGTATCCACGCATGGCACAATGACTTTTATTTAAGAAGAATTCGTGTTGGTAAAAACGAAGCAATCTATTCTTATTTGGCAATTAACCATCCTGAGTTAGTAGAAGATGAGTTCTTCCGTCCTCACGATACGGCAGTTATCTCAATCCCACAAAAATCACCATTAGGGTCAATCCTTAGACACGAATCCGTATTTCAAATGTTGGAACGTGTTAAGAAAGTATCACAAGAGTGGGTTAGAAATGGACACAGAACGGGTCAAAACACACATAACGTATCTGCAACGGTTTCAATTAAAGAAGACGAGTGGGACTTGGTAGGTGATTGGATGTGGAATAATAGAAAATTCTATAATGGTTTATCAGTGTTACCATATAACGGAGGAACTTACACTCAAGCACCATTTGAGGATTGTACTGAAGAAGATTTTAACAAATTGTTAAGTGCATTGGAAGATGTGGATCTTACAAAAGTAATTGAATTACAGGACAATACAGACTTAAGAGGTGAAGTTGCGTGTGGGGCTAATGGATGTGAAATTTCTTAAATAAAATGAACATAGGAGCATCTAAAGATTGGGTACAACAGTTGTATGTTAGAGAATTTGGCCCAAAATTACAACCAAACGATTTCTACTATAATAATCAAGGTAGGATTGTTATGACCGAAGATTATCATAAACGTAGGGGTAGTTGTTGCGGAAGCAGATGTTTACATTGTCCATATGAACCCAATTGGGAAAAAGGGAGTAAAACGTTAAAGGAATCACGGCTTAGGTCGTGATTTTTTATTTTAGATGTATTTATTCAAAACACATAGATACTATATTTATAAGATATGGCAAATGGAATAACATACGGAATAAATTTTCCTTTTAGGGAATCTTACGTTGGTAAATATTTAGATATTTCTGATACAACTGAAGAAGAAGTAAGAAGTAATTTAATTCATTTATTGTTAACTAGAAAAGGGTATAGATATTATCTTCCTGATTTTGGAACAAGATTGTATGAATATATTTTTGAACCTCTTGATGGACCTACATTTAGTGAAATTGAAGGTGAAATTAGGGATTCGGTTGAAAAATATATGCCTGGTGTACAGATAACAAATATCTCAATAACCGACGCTTCTTTAGGTGAGGAAAATAAGGGTACTTTTATTAATCCTGACGGAGAAAGAGAATTTAAAGTACAAGGTATAAGTGAAAAAGAACATACCGCAAAAATTAAAATAGACTATAAAGTAACAAATCAAGCCTTTGAAAGTAGTGATTTTGTTATTATCAATATTTAATAGTATATGGCTGAGAAAAAAATATCATACACAACTAGAGATTTCCAAGGAATAAGAACTGAGTTAATTAACTTTACCCGTACTTATTATCCTGATTTAGTACAGAACTTTAACGACGCTGGAGTTTTCTCAGTAATGTTAGATTTAAATGCTGCCGTTACAGATAACCTACAATTTAATATTGATAGAAGTATTCAAGAAACAGTATTACAATTTGCTCAACAAAAATCTTCAGTTTATAATATCGCTAAGACTTACGGGTTAAAAATTCCGGGTCAAAGACCTTCGGTGGCATTAGTAGATTTCTCAATAACGGTTCCCGCATTTGGTGATAGAGAAGATTTAAGATATTGTGGTATTCTAAGGAGAGGATCCCAAGTAAGTGGTGCTGGTCAACCATTTGAAACTGTTTACGATATTGATTTTGCCTCGGCAATAAATTCTGAAGGAACATTAAATAGATTAAAGATACCTAACTTTGATGCTAATGGTAAAATATTAAATTATAACATTGTAAAAAGGGAAGTTGTTGTAAACGGGTTTACAAAAGTATTTAAACGAGTTATTACACCAAACGATGTAAAACCATTCTTTGAATTATTCTTACCTGAAAAAAATGTTTTAGGTATAACAAGTGTCCTTTTAAAAGATGGGACTCAATTTAATACAATTCCAAATCCACAGGACTTTTTAGGGTTAAGCGATAGATGGTATGAAGTTAAGGCACTTGCTGAAGACAGAGTATTCATTGAAGATCCAACTAAAGTTTCTGATCAACCTGGTACTAAGGTTGGTAAATATATTTTAACTAACACTAAATTTACATCTGAGTATACACCTGAAGGTTATTTAAAAATGACATTTGGTGGTGGTAATGTTTCTGCTGAAGAACAACTTAGAGATTTTGCAAGATCAGGTAAAGGATTTGATTTAAATAAATATTCTAACAATTTAGCTTTAGGTGCGGCTCTTAAGTCAAACTCAACATTGTTTATACAATATAGAGTTGGTGGTGGACAAGCAACTAATTTAGGTGTTAATGTAATCAATCAAATTGGTACTGTTTCATTCTTTGTTAATGGTCCATCGGAAAGTATTAACAGATCTGTTATTAATACATTGAAATGTAATAACGTTACTGCGGCGATTGGAGGGGCAAACGCACCAACACTTGAAGAAGTAAGAAATATGGTATCATATAACTTCTCAGCACAAAATAGAGCGGTTACAATAAATGACTATGAATCAATTATTAGAACAATGCCATCTCAGTTTGGAGCACCAGCAAAAGTTGCAATTACTGAAGAGAATAATATGATAAAGATAAAAATGTTATCTTATGATACAAGTGGTAATTTAACTGATACGGTTTCTAATACATTAAAAACTAATGTTGCAAACTACCTATCAAATTATAGGATGATTAATGATTACATTTCAATAGAAAGTGCAAACCCAATTGATTTGGCGGTTAATGTTGATGTTGTGTTAGACGCTAGTCAAAATCAAGGTGCGGTTGTATCTAAAATCATTGATATTATTACAACATACTTTAGTCCTACAACAAGACAATTAGGTCAAAATGTTGTGGTATCTGAATTAAGAAGATTAATCCAAGCGGAAAATGGAATAATAAGTATTTCTGATATGGAATTTTTTAATAAAGTTGGGGGACAATACTCGTCAAATCAAACATCTCAAAAATATTCAGATCCGGCAACTAAACAAATTCAATTAATTGCAGATACAATTTTTGCTGAACCTACTCAAATATATCAAATTAGATTTCCTAACAAAGACATCAATGTTAGGGTCATCAATTTAAGTACGGTTAATTTTTCCTAATAATTTATTTTTTTTTAATTAGAACTATTTTTTGAAAATAGGAAATAAACTATTTATCAAAAAAGACTTTAATGCCAAAATCATATAGAATAAGGACTCAAGTAGGGGTTGACAAATACATCAATGTAAAATTAGACCAAGATTTTGATTTTTTAGAGATCCTATCTTTAAAAATAAATCAATCAGACCTTTATACAAAGGTATGTTCTGACTATGGGGTTGTAGTCGGTAGAGTTGTTGTAAATGGTGGTTTTGGGTTACCAAACGCTAAAGTTTCTATATTCATACCTCTTGCACCTGAAGATGAATTAAATCCCACAATATCTGAATTATATCCATATAAAACATTATCAGATAATAATGAGTTAGGGTATAGATACAATTTATTACCTCATGACCCATCATATAGTGTTCATTCCGCAACAGGGACATTTCCAAATAGGGAAGAAGTTTTAATAGACCAAACATATATTGAGGTTTATGACAAATATTACAAATATACCGTAAAAACAAATGATAGTGGTGACTATATGATTTTTGGAGTTCCAATTGGAACTCAAACCGTTTTTATGGATGTTGATTTATCGGATATTGGATGTTTTTCATTAACACCACAAGATTTAATTAATGCGGGTCAAGCAACTCAAACACAAGTTAACGGAGCAAAATTCAAATCTTCATCAAATTTAAATGAATTACCACAGATAAAAACAGTAAATAAAAATGTTGATATATCACCTCTTTGGGGTCAAGAAGACATTTGTCAAATAGGTATTACAAGAGTTGATTTTGATTTAACTAATGAAGCAAACGTAACAATTAATCCTACCGCTATTTTTATTGGGTCTCTTATTTCTACAACTAATGAAGATTCACTTAAAACAAATTGTAAACCAAAAAATAATACAGGAAATTTATGTGAATTAATTGCAGGACCTGGACAAATATTATCTATAAGACAAACAATATACCCTGATAAAAATAATTTACCAATTCTTGAACAATATAAATTTGAGCAAGATGGAAAAATTATAGATGGTGACGGATCATTTTTAGCAAATGTACCAATGAATTTGGATTACATTATTACAAATGAATTTGGAGAACAAGTAATTTCAAATGACCCAACAAAAGGTATCCCAACAAAGGGAAAATATAGATTTACATTTAAATGGAATAATGAAGGTGGGATACAAAATGATTTTCAAAGAGCAAATTTTTTAGTTCCAAACATTAAAGAACAT